CGTGAGACTTATCGCAGTTGCAAGAAATGTCAGCTATGAGCTGGCGTTCCGTGATTATAGCGAAGTGAACTTTTCGAGCGCAAGAGCATCGATCATTCAAGACCATAAACGCTTCAGCAATGAGCAGTTTCATATCACAAACTACTTTTTGAAGCCTGTGTTTAAAAGATGGCTTGAGGCGAATGTGCTTGCCGGGAACATCAAAGGACTTGATGCGACACGGTATTTCTCGAACAAGAGTGACTTTACCCCTTGGTGGATACCGCCAAAAAGAGAGTGGGTAGACCCGCTAAAAGATATCAAAGCACTTGAAAAAGAGCTTGACATAGGTCTAACCACGCTCAAAGAGGCGGCTGCGGCAAGAGGTAAGGACATAGAAGATTTGGTGGCGGAACGATCTGAAGAGATCAAGATGCTTAAAGATGCAGGCATCATCGCTGATGAGATGCAACCAAAATAAGGAGGTGCAATGCCTAAAAAAATGAACAAATCGAAACTGTCAGGCGCAGTTGAGAGAAAGGCGACACTCGACCAGTCATCCATAAACAGTGATGAGCGTCGTGTGTCTATCTTGATCTCTACAGAAACGCCTGTGAGACGACACGACTATTGGAGCGGTCAGGATTATGACGAAGTGCTTCTGCATGGTGAAGAGAATGTAGACCTCACTCGTGCGCAAAGCGCAAAGCTTCGATGGATGCACGGAAGCGGAAAGTACGGGGAGCTTCCCATCGGCAAGCTTGAAAACGTACGTCTTGAGAACAAAGAGCTTCGTGCAGACGCTGTCTTTTCCAAAGCCAACCCTGATGCAGATATGCTTTGGGGCATGGTGGAAGAGGGGACACTGACTGAAATATCTGTAGGCGGTGTGAAGAGAGACTTCCGCATCACTGAGAGAGACGGGGATGTCACTCTTGTGGAGGTGATACGGTGGGAGTTCCACGAAGCATCGCTTGTGGATATAGGTGCCGATCCGTCGGCTGGCATAAACAGACAACTTGAAGGAGAGACAATGACGGTTGAAGAGTTGAAAAGACAGCTCGATGAGCTTAAAAAAAGCGGCGCGAATACAGATGAGATTCAGCGCAAAATGGACGAGATCAGCGCGGAGATGAAGCGCCTACAGGATGAGAACGCAGACCTGAAGAGACAGCAGGATATCAAAGACCTTGCATCACAGCATGATTTGCCTGAGTCTGATCTTGAGCGCTTCTTGACAGACAAAACAAAGACGGCGGACGATCTTGCAAGATATCTGCTTGCACAAAAAACAGCGGGCGATCAAAACCCCGGTGTTGTTACAGTAGGCAACGAAGCAAAAGAGGTCGAGATGAAGCGTGCGATGGCAGATGCACTTGTGATGCGTTCGGGCGTGAAACTCGAAAATGCACACAAGGATGCCGACATGTTCATGGGCGCGTCACTGCATGACATCGTAAGACAGGTTACACAGTACAGCGGTATGGACAGAAACGAGATGATCAAGCGTGCAATGAGCACAAGCGACTTCCCTGTACTGCTTGGCAATGTTGCAAACAGAGTGCTCTCTGGCGCATACGATGAAGCAGAAGGCACGTTCGATATGTGGACATCCGCTACAGAGCTTCCTGACTTCAAGACAAGAACAGAAGTAAGCAGAGGCAGACTTGCCGGCAGACTTGGGAAGCTTACCGAGTATGGTGAGACAACAAGAAAAGAGGCAAAAGAGAATGCTGAAAGCTGGAGACTTTACAGTTATGGAGACTCTATCAAGCTCTCAAGAGAGATGATCATCAACGATGATCTTGGCGCATTTACCGACCTTATTGCCGATTTCGCGGCAATGGCGAAGAGAACAGCAAACGGGCTAGTGTACGATCTGCTTCAAAGAAAAGGTGAGTTTGCCAACTACACAATGGCGGACGGCAAGGCTATCTTTGACGCTTCTCACAACAACTATGACAGTACCGGTGCGGCACTTGGCACATCTTCTCTCTCGTCTGCAAGAACAAAGATGAGAAGACAAAAAGATGCGGCAGGCGTGGCGCTGAACATCAACCCTGCGTTCCTGCTTGCATCTCCTGAGAATGAGACGATCGCATATCAGCTGCTGAATTCTGAAGCAGATGTCGATGCAAGCCAAAGCGGTGTAGCTAACCCGTTCAGAAGGTCACTGACACCGATCATCGATGCAGAGCTTGACGCTTCGCCTTGGTATCTTGCTGCAAACAGACGAACGATCAAGGTCGGATACCTTGCAGGCACAGGCAGAAAGCCGCTTGTCGAGGAGAAAGAGAGAAACCTCCGCTATGTCGAGTATGAATGTGTATTTGACTTTGGGCTTTTCGCTGAGGACTTTAGAGGTCTCTACAAAAACGCTGGTGCATAAGGAGTAACAGATGGCAAAAGAAGCATATGAAGTGAAAGACGGAAGCGTAATTGACTATACGCTGACAGGTGACACAGAGGTTGGGGCAGTGGTGCCCCTTGGTGGCATTACTGGTGTAGCTGCAGTTTCTGGACTTGCAGGGGAGACCATTGGTCTGCACATTGAAGGTGTGTACGAGATAGCCGCCGCAACGGCTGATGCGATCAGTGTAGGTGCTGAGCTGTTCTTTGACGCTACAAATAGAGTGTTGACGACAACCGGCACGGGCAATGCCAGAGCCGGAGTAGCTGTCACGTCAAAGGCTGCAAACGCAGCCGGTACTGTGCAGGTCAAGCTCAACGTGGGGTGATGACATGAAAGTGACACTCAAAGAAGAGAGGATCGTGAATGGCATCAAGCGAAAGAGCGGTGAGACAGTAGAAGTTCATGACTCACTCGCAGATGCGATGGTGCTTAACGGTGTTGCTGTCAAAGGTGAGGTTGCCGCCAAAGTGCAAGACCTCTCAAAAATGACAAAAGATGAACTCATCGCTTTAGCGTCTGAAATTGGCGCGGAGGTGTCAAAATATATGACAAAGGCTGAGATAGTCGAGGTGCTTAACGGTGTCATTTAAACAAAACATCACCCGCGATCTTGATGCTGTCTTTTTCAATGCTGACGAGTTTGCCGATGTGTTTACACACAACGGCACAACACACAAAGGCATCTGGAGAGACAAGAGCGAGGTCGTGATCGATGGTGTGACATCGTTTGTGCCGTGGGTGGTTGTGCGAAGTGATATCGCATCAAGTATCAAAAACGGTGACACGATAGAGCGTGCAGGAGAAGCGTGGCACGTTGTCGAGAGGCAGCGCGTGGATGATTCTCTTATAGGTCTCTATGTGTCAAAAGATGCACGGAGGAGTTTCTGATGACAAAGCGTCAAGAGGTGGTCGATAGTGTCAAAGCAGCACTCAAGACGCTTTCGGTGTGGGTGCCAAAGCAGTTTTTTGAGTGGCAGACGACATCGCTTTCTGTTAGTGACCTTCCTTGCATCATTGTAAGGGACACTTCAGACAGCATTGTCTCTGAGCACGGGTGCCTTACTCATGCTCTCACTGTAGAGATAGACATCTTTACCGGAGAGGATATTGCAACGCTGCGAGAGGCAGTTGGTGAGGTGGTAGGCACACTAAAGGCTGTGCGTGGTCTTAATGTGACCAGCGTTGAAATCTCTTCTGTTCAGGACGAAGAGACGCTTTTGAGTGCGAACTTAAAAACAGTCGTCTCCTACGAGACGCAAAGGTGGGGAATATGACGCTTGTATATTCGCAAAGAAAGACAAAAATCGAAGGCAGACACATAAAGCCGTCCGATTTTTCAGGGAAGCCGGCAAGAGGAGCGCGTGTCGTCTATACGGACGATAAGCGCGTAAAAGATGCCTATGAAGCTGTAGGTATCGAGGTAAAACCAATCAAGGAGAAAAAAGATGGAAGTAGTAAATCTTAGTGACGCTACGGTCACGATCAACCCGCGCGGAAACGCTGCGAACAAGGTGGTTATCCCGTGTATTTCAGGAGAGATCACATTCTCGTTCGGGTCACGCAAAGTTGATACGTTCGTGTGTCATTCCGGCACGAAAAAAGACACAGGCGCGCTTGAGTACGGTGACGGGTCATTTAGTGTTACGTTTGATGCCGACAATGCAGAAGCATCACAGGCAATGATCATCGCAGCTATCGAACATACAGGTGACTTTGCAGCCGACAAGGTGATGCAGATCGAGGTTGAGCACAACAACTCAAAAGGTACGAACGGCTCAAAGCTTGCTTTTGACGTTCTCGTCACAGAAGTGCCGGGCAAGGATGCAGTTGACGGACGCGCGACGCTTGAAGTGAAGTATTCGCAAGTATCAAAGCCTGTCATTACTGCGGCGGCATAACGCACAGGGCAGTTGATGGTGCGTCCTCTGCCCTCGCTTTAAATCGCACCAAACAAAGACAAAAGGACGCAAAATGGCAAAAATTCAATTATCTCATAAGGTGAAGCTTCAGATCGAGGATGACGGCGTAAAAGAGTACAGCGTGACTTTCAGGAAGCTTAAGAAAAAAGAGGCAAAAGCACTTGGTGCAGAGAGCGAAGAGATCATCAACATCGTATCGGACGCGAAAAAGGTGGAAGAGCAGATAGAGATGCTTAAAACGAAGATCGAATCGCTTAGCGCACTTGGGAAAAACGATGAAGTGATCAAAACTTCTGACAGACTCGAAAAACTCTACAAGAAGCGTGATGCGATGGATGACCGCTTCAATGAGCTTGGCGGTATGGAAGCGTTTGAAGATGCGGCAAAAAAGACACTGGAACTCTCTCTCGGTGGTGACGACAAAGAGAGTCTGCTTGAAGTCTCTGAAGAGATCGGGTACTCGACAGTACTGACAGCCCTGCAAGAAGAGCTTAACGAGAAGCAGGGAAAGTCGCGTATGAGATAGCTGAGTTTTTACGTGAAACTCAGGAGTCTTTCCCCGAACACTGGGGAGAGTACGAAAAACACATAGCAGCGGTATGTTCGCGCGTAGCGATCATATCTAACGGTATGGGCGCATCATATCACTATGAGAGCGCAAAGGATGAGTTGAAGTGGTCAGGGGTAAGCGTGAAAGACCACATTGGTGTAGTGATGAGCGTCGGCAACCTGGTGACGCTTGACAAAAAGGCTTTTTCGGAAGCTGGCATAGGCAAAAAAAGAGCTATGACGGCGGACGATCTGGACAAACTGGCAAGGATGAGAGATGGCTAAAACTTATGACCTACTTGTAAACATTGACGCGAAGACGGCAAGAGCTGTCGCTGGTGTGTCACGCGTATCAAAGTCCTTGTCAGATTTGACAGGAAGAGCAAAGAGCGCAGACCGTACTATCAAGGCAATCGCTACAGCGGTAGGGTCTTTTTATGTGTTGTCTAAGGCTATCGATGTTGCAAAATCTTCAATCAGCAGCATGATTGATGAAGCTTCGAAATTTGAGCAGCTAAATAATAGGATGAGTGCCTTTACCAGTTCTCTGTCAGAGCAGAACAGCGAAATGGCAAAAGCACGGGATTTTGCACTGAAATACAGACAGTCTATCGAGGGTGCGACAGAGACACTTTTGATCATGAAGAGGAATGGTCTTAAAGATGGTGTTGATCAGCTTAAGGCATATACAAACACAGCACTTGGTTCAGGGAAAAGTGTAGAGCAATATGCAGAAGCAGTGGCGGACGCGCTAAACGGCGAAAACGAAAGACTGAAAGAATTTGGGCTAAAAGCCGCAGTAAACGGGAAC